GGTATGTTGTCGCTGGTATCGTGCGATCCCACACGAAGATATGCACGGTAACTGGTCCCGTTGATCCTGTATTGTTAACCGCCATCCAGTCCGACGAGTAGAACACCCCGGTCGTAACTAGGGACGGACAGTGCATCATCATCGTGTTGACCGCCGGGTCCTCAACCTTCCACCACGACCCGGTCAGCACGTCCCACATCCAGTTGTTAGCGAACATAACCCAGTTCGACCAGACATCGTTATGAGCACTGGCACGAGCCGTGTTGCTGAACGGGGCCGGTAATGGCGACCCGCGGAATAGCACGTCGTCGCTAATCGCCTGCGAGATCTTCGTCGACGTGTTACCACCGTTCCAGACGTAGGCGCCATCGAAGTCAGTCACATACACGAGTCCAACCGAAGTCTCTACGCCAGGACCGTCCGCATTACCAGTACCGGCCAGTCCCGGTAGTTTGACCGCCGAGGTCGGGAAGGCCAGGTCACCGTACACGAGTACTCCTCCGCCCCCCTGGTAGACGAAGAAGAACTCGCCATCGCTGATCGATCCCCAAGTGCCGATACCAATACCCATCTCCGGGTAGAACAAGTTCGGTCCCGAGAAGTTATTCATAGCGTTAAGGTCGGACGAGAAGATCCCTGATGCCGCCTGCTGGTTCGAGTACAACAACGCCTCGTTCGAGATCATCTCGAAACACATACGGTTATTAACGAAAAACACATGGGCGGTCGTATTCCACACCCCAGGCGAGGTAATAGTCCCTGTCGTATTAGTGCCGTTCCACGCTGGAGCAGTAACCCATGTCATAGTGCCGGTCGTTGGATCAACGATAGCTACTGACCGTGTCGGATTAGAGATCGTAGGCGGACTGAACGGCGGTATGAACACCCCCGCCGCGAAGAACAGATGATCGCTGCCGAGATTACTACCCGAGTTTGAGTAGAACAAAGTCGACGATGACGGTAGCGAGGTCGCTGGTATCCAGCGGACCGCGAACCCCGTCGTCGGAGGTGATCCCGGCGTTACCGTGTTAGTCGCATACACGATAGCGTCAGGTACTAGCCCCGAAGGATTTGACGCCAGCGGATACATAGCGGCGATGCTCTCAGAGCCCCCGTTAGGCAGTGATACCGATGAGTTAATCAAAGTACGGTATGTCGGGAACGGGACGAGCCCATAGTTAGCGATCGCATAGCAGCGATAAGTACCGATAGCAGACGCAGAGCCAATCGGTGCACGCGGAGTGACCACCTGCGGATAGTTACCACGCGAGAACGTGAATATACCCGGCGTGAAATCCTCTATCGAGACGATAGTTAGGTTCGGATCATTGAACGGTTCGGTTCTAGCTGGCATCTATCGTGTCGATCAGCTTCAATATCAGCCATTTCCGCTCGGTAAGCGAGTCACGCTGGCCCTCATGCTCGAAATACTCGTTAGATCGCCCATCGGTTGAGCGAATATAGGCGCAGAGTTCCAGTTCGGTGCACAGGGACGCGATAATGATAGCGAGCTGCTCTCGCAGTTCGGACCTTGTCATGGTGACAAGGTCCGAGAAGTCGTATGGATCAGGGATAGGCACTTACATCAGCGGTCTTCGGGCAGTTCATCGTAGATAGTGGGAGTAGAAGCCGTCTCGGCGTCAGGGCGGGGAATGATCTCGTCAAGTTCGGGATCATACACGTTCTCGCGGACCTCGACCGGATAGGTGGTGACGTCCTCGGTGCCGGCGACGCCCAGGCGGTCCATCAGCGAGCGGATCAGCTGGCCCTGCTGGCGTACCACGTCCTTCAGCTCGGCGTCCTGGGAGATAGTGGTAGCGGCAGGAAGGACCGTTGTACCCTGCGGATCGTCGAGAACCGTGAACACACGCTCGTTTTTGAGGGTAGTGACGCGGACCTGCGGGATTTTGTCGGCCTCCCAGACGACATCCGGGCCTTCCTTGCCGGTGTAATCACCGAAACCGTGGGCATACATGAGGCGAAGGCGGCGAACTTCGGATGGTCGGTCGGGCAGGAAACCGACAATACCGCGAACGTCGTGTACTGAGCGCACCTTATCGGTCGCTCGAGGGTCCCCGAAGAACAGTTTGACCGCCTCGAACGGCATAAAATCGGATTGGAACGGGGCGATAACGTAGTCGACCATGTCCCACATGCCACGGAAGATGCGGGTGCCGACGTTCTCGACTTTAAGGATGTCGCCGACTTTGACCTGCGGTTGGGTAGCCGGCATCAGGACCTCGTTATCCATGAGCGGACCAGGGTGTTAGTACCATCCGCGGACGGGACACCAGCCGTATTAGCTTCGAGGGTGACACCGAGACCATTACCGAGCGTTGAGCCAGTAGTCGAGGCGATGCGAGCCCCAGTTGACGTCGATAGTTGAGCGCCAGCCGCTGTTGCCGATGATCCGATGTTTACGTACGCGACGCCTGCGATGACGACCGGTACTAGATCACCGAATGGGAAGACACCCGAGAGATAGCCTGGACCCACCGAGCCGGGGCGAGGACCGAGCAACAGCGGGATTCCGGTCTGTATCGTCCCCGGTGCCGAGTTCTGGTTCATCGTGAACGACGTACCCACGACAACAGAGGCAATATACGAGTTCGGTAGAATCTGGAAGCCGGAGACAGCGAGTCCAACCCACGATGCCTGCGGGGCAGGGGTAGTCGCCGTGACTGTCGGGTTACTGACGCCGACAGTACCGATGATATTGAGAGCCGGAGCCAGCTGATTAGGTAGTGACCCGCCCGTACCCGGCGTGTTGGTCTGACCGCCTACAACACCAATGACATACGGCGACTGGGCTGTCGTAGTGGTGGACGCACCGACCGCGGTAGGATCAGGAGCGGTAGGTGCACCGGTCACGACCACATCACCGGTGTAGAGCACGCTCGGCGACAAGTTCAGCATCTCGATCACGACCTGCGAGCCGGTGTTGATAGGCGGGCCGGTATCCCACGACGCACCAGCCTTCCAGGCCGTGTCGCCTTGGATCATTTTGATCGGCATACGCGGACTCCTAAGCTTTGGTGATCCAGGCGCGGATGAGAACGGACGTTGAGCCGTCCCCGGAGGTGATAACACCGGCCCCGTTCTGGGCTTCGAGAGCGGTACCGATCTGGCAGCCGAGAGTGGGGGTACCAGCCACCGCCGCGACGCGGGCCGTTGCTGACGCCGAGAGGGTAGCGCCAGCCGCGACCGTGTTACCGCCGATATTAATATACGCCCATCCTTGGATGACAACTGGAACGATTTCACCGGACGGGATACCAAGCCAGCCCGGGCCGACTGACGACACTCTCGGACCTTTGGAGAGCTGGTTCGGGCCGCTTGCGGTAGCGGCCACGTTCATAACGAACGATGTACCTGGGGTAACGGAGATAATGTAGGCCCCAGCCGGGATTCCCGGCCCAAACACACCCTTACCAACATCAGTCGCGACTGCTGTAGTATCGGGAACGGTCGCCGAAGCCGTGGTGGTAGCCGTAAAGTAGGTTACCGGTTGGGTCACTGACGGGATACCACCACCCGCATAGGCCATGTTCGTCTCGCCACCCACGACCCCAACAACATACGGTGACTGCGCCGTCGCAGTAGACGTGACATTGATCCCGGTCGGATCTGGAGTCGCCGCTGAGGTACCGACTACGACCACATCACCGGTGTAGAGAGTGATACCGGAGCCATTGATAAAGTCAACGACTTCCTGCGACATGGTATTGCCGACCGGGTTAGTGACCTGCCAGGATGCCCCGGCCGTCCACGCACCATAGTCGTTAGCGAGCTGCTTCATAGGCATGGCGGGCTCCTTACGAGGTGATTCCGAGCAGCTTGCCGTGACGCAAGCAGTTACTAACGCACACGTTACCGGCCCACAGGATGAGGGATGTCATCGCATCCTGGTTGACCGGCTCGCGGAACTCTTTCATGTTGAAATCGGCGCGAGGGTTCACGTACAGGTACAGGTAGTCCTCGTTGATAAAGTACATTTGGGCGGGCGGGACGTGCGAGTCGACACAAACCGGGACGCCGTTGAAGACCAGGTTCGTGAAGCCGGCCTGGCCGAGCTGTACGTCAACCCCTTGCGGTTGCACCGGGAACGCCTGGCCGGGCACACCCGAAGTGCTGTTGACGCCCGTGTTGAGCGCCCAGTACAGGTTGTACACGTTCTGGGTCGTCACGATGATGGTCGGGTGGCGGCCGCCCTCGGTGCAAGCCCCCCACATCTGCATCATGGAGACGAGGGAGAGCGGCGGGGTGATAGTCGACACGTTCGACTGCCAGAAGGTGTTCGTGGCGCGGGACAGACCCCCGTACGTGGCCGCGACCGAGCCGTTGTCGATCGCGCCCTGTAGGCCGTCGATCGACTTGTTGTTCGACACGACGTTCGACCAGACACCGGAGCCGAGGATTTCTGCCAGTTCGGTTTGGGCCTGCTCGAACTGGAAGGAGAGGAAGTTAACGACGGCCTCGGGCGAGTCGGTGCGGATAAGAGTGAGACCGTCTACTGTGACCGGCACCCACGCCTGCTTCCAGTCGAACGCCGCGTTTTTGACCGTGTCGGACGGCGAGATGTCGAGCATGTCGAAGCCCTGGTAGAAGCCGCCAGCGGCGAACCGAGTGTAGACGAGCGGGATCTCGATTTGGTACCCGCCCTGCAACATCTTTTTGTTCCGCGCGTTGAGCCGGAAGAACATGAGGTTAGAACGGTATACGTTGTCGACGAGTGTCGGGTAGATGTACCTGCGCGAGATCGAGTTGATCTCGTTGGTACCGATCGGGGTTGCCATTTATGCTCCTGGGTTAGTTTCCGTCACCGATCCACGACCCATTCTGCATCTGCCGCATCTCCTCGACCATTGCGTCATAGCGGTCGCGGGGTTCGGTCGGGACCGATTGGGTTCGGGGAACTGAGCCGGCAGCGCCCGACACGCCGGCAAGTTTCTGTTTGCGGGCGGCGTCCTTGGTGGCGCGATCAATACGCGATTGGACACCTCGGTCTATTTCAGCCTGGCGGGTCTCGGGGACCAGATAGTAGGCCACATCCATCGCTCGCATGATCGCCTGGTACGGATCTGGCTGCCCGGTGCGAGGATCGTTAGTGTTCTCGCCAGTTATAGGGTCAACACCTCGCATGTACGTGTTCGCCAGGCCCGACTGGACGACCGTTTTCATTATCGAGTTCATCGTCGGCTCGTCGAGCTTGCGCTGGGCCGCGAACTCCGACATCGCCCCTTTGGTTATGTCGATGTAGGTCCGCTGCGTGTTCGATGAGGCCGTTTGGAGTGCCTGGCGGGACTCGCGTACCGTACGGTCGAGTAGTTCTTGTTGAGCCCGGACCACATTGTAGAGACCGGCGATAGTCGGGTCTTCGGCGTAGTGCTCGGGGAGCGACGGGAGTTCCGGTAGACCGGTAGGAGCGAGAGGAGACTCTGGTATGGGCGGTACGGCCTGGCCTGAGCGGCGCTGCAGATAGTTGCTGATGAGGCCACGGAACTCGGCGTCAGTACGGACGAGAGAGTCGAACTGCGCCCAGGCTTCAAGCTGAGCCCGGTCGTAGTCTTGCCCGGCGATACTAACCTGGTCGCGAGAAACCGGGGCCGGGGCCGCAGTTGACGGGGTTGACGGGGGCGAGGGGGGAGTCTCGGGCGACTCTTCCCCCTCGCCCTCATCCGGGATGCCGGGAACCTCGTCGGCTGATGGCTGGGCGACAAGGTCTGGTGTCTCCGGCTCCTCCGGCTGCTGCGGCGGCTCTACCGTCGCTCTGCCTCCCGGTGGGACCATGCGGCCATTGTTGGCGAACTCTGGGGTCGGTGGCGGCTGCTGACCTGATACGAGCGGGGCTAGCGGGGCACGAAGGGCACCCATGCGGCGGAGTTCCGCCTCAATCTGCTCGTCTGTGACCCCCGCGTGCGACGGATCGTTGTGGCCATCGTCTGCGACGGACTGTTGGCCGTCCCAGTTATCGAGGGACGCGGCCAGGTTGGGGAACAGGGCGGAGAGTTCCGGGTCAGCCATCTAGATCACCCTGGCAGTTACGGCAGAAGACACGGGGCTGACCATCCTCGTCGTAGGAGACGGTTACCGGGAAGTCACATTTTTTGCACAGATAAAGCTTGTCGTCTGGTTTGACGTCAGCCATCTAGAACGCTCCACCTCCGATAGCGGCCGGCCCGGCCAGAGTGCGGCGGAGTTCGTCAGGGTTAGGGGTCCCGAAACCGGACATGCCGGCACCACCACCGGGGGCGATCTGCTGGGGTGGCATGGCACCGCCGGCACCGGGCGGGCCGCCCATGCCGCCCATGCCGCCACCACCGAGTCCACCGGGCATGCCTGGAGGACCCCCGCCGCCCGGCCCACCAGGGCCACCAGGCCGACCCATCTGTGTCGCCTGACCGCGAACCTTCTGCCGGTCCTGCTGAATGTACTGGGCGATGCCCTGCTGGAGCGCCTGGATAACCTGCATGTGCGCTTGGCCGTCCGGAGCACTCATGGCCTGAGCGAGTAGCTGCTGCACTTCCAGCAGTATCTCGACGACCGAGCCGGCATGCTTAGACGAGGCAGCCATTATTCGGCGGGGAGTTCCTCTGTCGTCTCGAACGACGGCGGGGTTTCCGGCGGCGTTTCTCCCTCGGCGGGTGGCTCGACTGACTCTGGCACCGTGTACTGGCCGGTGTGTACCTGGTCACCGAGTGTTTCTACACGGTCGGCGATGGTGCGTAGATCGACGGCAACATCGTGGAACGGCGTGGCCGACATTAGGCTTTCAGTTCTCTGGGCGGCTTAGTGATATTGCCCTTGGCATCGACGGCAGGATCGTTACCGTAGATGTGGGCGGTATGACCCATCCGCATGAACTGATTTGTGCCCTTTTTGGGGAGCTGTTCGGCTGGCATTTATCTTCCTTTGATGATGCGACGACGGCGGATACGAGTGGTGGGTAGACAGGGCACTAGCGATTAGTCGTATCACGACCCGGGCGAGTGCCACGCTTACCTAAACGATGTTTCTTACCTCGGGTCATTGGGTATCTCCTTAGTGGGCGGTCTCCCGGCGTAGCGATGCGTCGTCACCGGGAGACCGCCAGGTTACTTGCGGGTAGATTTACGGGTCTTACGGCCGGAGTCTGAACCCGACGGGTAACCGACTTTGGTAGCGATCTTCCCCATATCGCCTACTTCCGATGGTGCTTGCGTCCACGACGGGCCATTATCGTCTCCTTTCGGTAGTAGGTGTGCGGGTGATCATCGTCTACGCGACTCCTAGCAGAAACCGTCTGTATCGTCCAGACGGTTATGGTTACGGGAGATCTTCGCGGCGTCCTCGCCGTCGGTATGGCCGAAGGGGGCGAGCTTGTGGCCCTTCAACGTCCAGATGGTCTCGAAGTCCTCACGGCCCCCCTCCCACGAGCCAGGGTTAGGACGTGAGCGGCCCTGCCTGGTGACGTTCTCGGGGTTGTGAGCGCCCTTATATGCCATTGTGGAAGTCCTATCGGAGAGCGGGTAGGCGGGTCAACGCTAAGTGGTGCGGCCGGTACGCTGCCGCTGAGATGCTTGGCCTGGTGAGCCGATCAAATGGTTCTGTCGCTTGTAGTAGAGCCGGTCGAGAATCTTGTCGCCGTCCTTGATGCCATGGTTGTCGAGAACATACTGGTCGTCGACGATGCCGAGAGCGAACAGTTTCTCAGCTTCGGCCATACGGGCGTTGCGAGAGGTCGGCTTATTCTGACCGGACTCAGCGCGAATGACGAACTTGAGCGGGGTGTCGCCTTTCGAGGCGGGATCGTAGAAGTGGTGCGGGGCTAGATAAAGTGGCAGGAACCCACCGTCGGGTCCGAGAATAGCTACTGTACGAGCCTCGGTGTAGTTCTGGGCGATGAGGTCGGCGATCTTGAACGCTGAGTCGCGCAGCATCCAAGCGTAGTTGGTCATGGCACTGCGGACACGGACCATCGCCGCTTCTTGTACGGACTGGATGACACCCTCGGCGGAGCGTTGGTTCGGTACCTGACCTTTCTGGACGCCGGTAAGGCCCGCGATGTTCTCCATCCGCTCAATCCAAAACTGGACGAGTTCCATTAGCTGCGGCGGGAGCGGTGGCGGTTCTAGCCAGCGTGGCAGGTTACCACCAGCAGCCGCCGACTGCTGCGCGTTGATCGGAAGGCGCGTGCCGGGACGGTTAATAATACCCGCGCGGGAGATACCGGAGTTCGTTGGCTCGAGGAATATCGGGTTACCGATAAGCTCGGTGTTGTGCTGGGCCGCCGTGAGTAGACGATTAATGTAGATCTGTGGGTAGGCGAGATGGTCGACGAGCGATATGCCGTAGAACTCTCCTATGTCGTCGCATTTGAAGTCCGAGTACGGGTGCTGGCCGTGGTCCCAAAGGTCGTCGGCCCACTCGTCGAAGAGGATCTGCCCGTTGCACATGACGACACATTTCCAGCGGGCCTGCGCGAACTTCTCGTTACCCCACGGTATGTCGGTAAGCGGGGGCATGTCGGGGTCCTGCCAGTTCTCTTTCAGCCAGAACTCATAGACGACATAGCCGGGGAGGGGGTCGAACCCTCGTTTGTAACTGTTAGAGCGGTTCCAGACCGAGAGAGATCCCTGCGGATAGCTGCCTAGAAACGGGGCCTTAGGCTGCGTATTACCATCCGTGTATATGTTGGGTCGCTCGTCGATGCCATCCGTTGACGATGAAGGGTAACGGAGGAGGCGAGCGGTGCGAGGATACATGCGGTACAGCTGGTTCCACGATACGCGACGGGCCTCGACGAAATACTCACAGTCGAGCATGCTGGTGCCGAACGGATCAGGATAGAACGACCAGGGATCAACGCGGCGAATGACGGCGTTACCCGCCCCGCCCGCGGCACCGTTATCCCACACGTTTTTGACGATCCCGAGTCCATACATAGTCTCGTCCCATAGGGCGAGTTTCAGTTGTGCCTCGTAGTTCTCGGCGTCATAGTTAGTCGCATACAGGTTGGTAAGGTCGGTAGCGGCCTGGCGGATAGCTTGGTAGAACTGCGAGAACGGATCAGCGGTGGGAAAGAACACGATTTCGGGTTCTTGGTCGGTCATCCACCCTACCCAGTTGGATAGGAGCGGGAATATTTCCGAGTCGCGAGGCTGCGGCGCCCACGACGTGTACGTGGAGCCCGAGATGCGGTTGTTGACGAGACGGTAGTTTCTCAGCCACGAGTCGTAGCGTGTTCGTTTGGCGTCGCGGGCCGCCTGGAACAGGTTACGAAGGTACGACACTTTCTCGAGGTCGGTTGTTGACGTCGAGTACGAGCGTGGAAGCGGGTCTAGCTCCGATTTCGCTACTACGGACGCGCCGGACGGCATCAGCCGGTTCCCAGGTAGTCGATGCCGAGATAGGTTGTGGTGCTGCCGAGCACGACGTTTAACGTGATGAACGTGTACGCCCACACCGAGACGTTGTCGCCGGCGTTCACGAACATGTTGACGAGGGTTTGGGCGTTAAGGAGACCCGCGTTCGTCTGCCCCATCTGCGAGTTCGTGTTCGTGTACAGCTGGCTGGTGTTGCGGCGTATCTGGACGTTCAGCCACTGGTCGGACGCCGTGCCGGTAACACCGACCTGCGCGTAAACCTGGTAGACACCGGTGAGCGGACAGGTGAAGCCGGGCGATAAGAACATGCCCCACAGGTCGCGGAAGACCGTATCGTACGTGAACAGGCTATTCGTCGGCGTGAGAGTAGCTGCCGTATTACGATATATCCTGGCGTGGAGGACATCGGCCGGTCTGTTCCACGTTCCACCGTCAACTCCCGGTTTGGCTATCCACACGTCGCCGACGTTATCAACGAATGTTTGTAGCCCTCCGCTTGTGACCGGCGCTGGAAGAGAACCGAGAGGCCCTTGAGGGCCTTGAGGACCAGTAGGGCCGATAGGACCGGTGGGTCCGGTCGGTCCTGGCGGTCCTGCTGGCCCCACCGGCCCGACTATCTGCCCCATCCCCGACGTGAGTATCCACTGGTTCGACGGGATGTCGTACATTTCGATGTCGCCGTCGCGTGGCGGGCCCTGATAGCGCTTGTCGGGCAGGCTAGGCATTGTCTCTGAGTGCTCTCGCCTGGTCGTTGATTATGTCGTCGTGATCAGGAAATGGCGTATGACGGGCAAGTTCAGCTGGGTCTCGCATCTCATACGCATGGTCGGTGCCGGTCGCGATCGTGTTCTCCTCTGCACGGCGCTTAAGAGCGTCGGTGAAGGCGAGTTCAGTGTCGACATATTGACCCACCGAGTGGTTGTAATGAGGCTGGAACGCCGACCTATTGCGGATCGTGACGGTACGAACCTTGCATCCGAAGCAGTCAAGGTGGGTGCCGTCGTGTCTCAACGAGAAGAACGCCGAAGGGACGGTCTGCCCATGCGTTTACCGGTTAGACGCAGCGTCGGGAGCGTCGGGGGTGCCATCGTCTGGCGGGACGGCAGGGGCGGCGGAGCCATGGTTGCCATTTAGCGGGATGATCCTCCTAGTCGGTGGCCCCCACGGGAGCCTTTGCGGTGCTTAGGGCGGGCTTTGGGACGTTTCGTGCGGAGTTTGACCGGCGGTTGCTGTTTCTGCTGCGGTTTCTGCTGCGGTTTCTGCTGCAGCTGGCCGAGCATTTGCGGCGGGATCATTGCGCCGACATCCAGATAGCACCTCCGTACATTGCCGACGCGCCCGCTGGGTTGGCCGGCGGCGGGAACGCACCGTTCGAGAAGTAGCCGGAGCCGGCACCGTACGCTGACACCGCGAATGACGGCGCGTTGGACGTGAAATGGACGACGTTGTTGTCGGCTCCGACCGCGAAATAGCAAGTTTGGTCGATGCGGATAGACGTACCGAGCGGTATGTTGACTATGCCGGCCGCAGGACAAGGTATCGAGCCGGTGGTAGCGAGGAGGGTGGTGGGCGGTGACAGCCCTCCCGCCGACGAGTACACAGCGACACCGATGTTCCCCGACTGGGCCGTGATACCGATGTTGACGGATGTGACGGTCGCGACCCCGCCGACGTTCCGAAAGTACATTGTGCAGGTGGTGGTGACCGGGGCGATGGGACCGCCGGTCAGCTGGCTGGGGAATATCGTCTCCGGTGGGAGAGCGCCGGCCCCGCCGATACCAGCCGCCGGTGTGGTGCCGTCCGGGAATGAGCCGGTGGCCATGATAGCCAGTACCGACAGGATGCGCTCCTCGATGGACTCGGCGTTGAGACCGCCGGCCGTGGATGACAGGTTCATTAGCTGCGCTGCCGTGGCCGGCATCAGCCTGGCCCCCCAGCGACGATAGCGGCGAGAAGAGCGAGCTGGCGTTCGCGAATCGACTGGACCGGGATCGTGTAGTTGGCACCGACGTACGGCTGAGATGTGGTGCGTAACTTCTGGTAACTAGCGGCCATTACCGTCTCGACTTTCTAGATTTGTGCCGAGGCAAATGTCGATACCCGCCAGTACTCCCTCGGTGACCGCGAGCAGACCGGGAGCTACGCGACGGCTCGCGTTTGCCGGTAACAGAGGACTTGCCGTGAGCCCAAGCTTCTGCGATATCGGGATGCTGCGCCCACATGAATCGGCGTTGGGCTTCTGACTGAAACGGCACGGCAGCTCCTTCTGCGGCCCCTCGCCTTCTGCCACGCTGCGGATTGTCCCAGACCAGCGACGGAACGGGTAGTGCTAACCCGCGAACGAGGGCTCAGAATCCGACTGGTAGATGTCAACGTCGTACTGAGTGTCGTACTCCTGCTGGTAGATGTCGAGGATCGTCTGCGAATGGCGGGCCGAGTCGGGCGTGAATGGCCCTTCGCGGTCCGAGGCCGTCACACCGATCGCGAGGGCCATGACGGCATCGTCGTGGGTGATGTTGTCCGAGTTCCCCCAGGTGCCGTCGTCGCGTTGCACATAGTTTCGTAGCTGGTTGTAAGTAACGCGGTCGTGCAAGGTGAGCGAGTTATCGTATATGAGCCGTTGTAAGAACCCGATACACCACTGTTTCCGCTGATAGTTGGTCGACCACCCGAACACGTTGAACGAGCCGCGGAGCCGGTCAGCCGTTTTGTGCAGCCAGATGTTGTTGTAACCTACGGATAAGATGCGGGCCATCGTGGCCTGGCCGCCACCCTCGACCTCCGGGCATAACATAGCATGGTTGAACAGGTCGCCGATCAACATCATCTCGTCCGCGAAGTTCACCGGCGATATGCGACCGTGCCAGACCGCTACCTGCTCCCAGTTACCGCGGTTAATGACCTGTATACAAGCACGATCGCCTGCGATGGACTCTGAAGGGTCGCCGGAGACGAAGTAGCGATCCGGTCGACCGTCGCGATTGGGCCGTTTGTAGAGCGTGAGGTTACCCGAGACGTCGGGTACGAAACGCACGTAGCCGGACGGGTCGCGGTGACAGTAGCCTCGTAGCCCTTTCTGCTCGACATAGCATTCTTTCAGCCGGTGCGGCGAGAAGATCGGTTTTCCCGATGTTATGAACGCCTCTTCCGGTGTGGAAGGATACTCCTCCATGAACTCTTCGACGTCGCCGTTGAACGAGTTGAGGATCTTCCATTGTCGCCACGCGATAGAACCGTAGATGAACTCGTCGTCGTAGCCCTCGGAGTCCATGATTCGGCGGAGTTGTTTCTCCTCCGCGTCAAGCTCAAGTTTCGTGTTGATCGGTGTGTCGAAGTGATACTCCGGATGACGGTACCAAGGAAAGAACAGCGGCTTATAGTCGATGGAGCCTTCTTCGGCCGCCTGCCACATATCATAGAACCAGTTGCCGACCCCGTTCGCGGTACTCTCGAGAACGACGATAGAGCCGTGATGTTGTGAGACGGTCTGGTCGAGGCCCGACCATAGGTTCGCCGGGTCCTGCCAGTAGGCGACTTCGGAGGCGTGGAGAGCTTGGATGGTGGACCCTCGGCCGGACTGCTCGTTTTTGGCTGTCGCGACTCGAAGCTGCGAGCGGGTTTCGGCCCAGTACAGCTGCTTGCGAGTCGAGTACCGCTGGGTGTACAGGCCACGGTGCGGCCATGTCTCCCAGTACAGCTTCGTCATCTGGAACAGTTCTTGGGCTTGCGGGTCCTCGTGCGACAGTACAAGCCCGTTCGTTCCCGGGAAGAGGAAGCACCAAAGGAACAGTACTGCCTCCGTGGCCGTCGAGATCCCGAGCTGCCTCGCCTTGAGAGTGATGATACGTACCGGTAGACCAGCATTGTACTGTCTTTCGATCTCACGAATGAACGGTCGTTGCGCCCAGCCGAGATCGCCGTGCTTCGGGTCGATGTAGTTGATGTCGAGCGACCGTATATCAGGTATCTTCGTCTTGATAGATAGCTGGTTCAATAGCGGCTGCAACCTCAGCGGCATCGACTGTCGTCATTTCGTGTAGTAGGTTCTGGAATGCTATGCGATGGGTTTCCGTTTGTGTCTTAACTTCCATGCCGGCTAGGCGAGCTGCCGTCGTGAGTACACGCCCGGTGAGTTGCAGGCGTGTCTCGTGCATCCCGTATTTCATCTGTAGCATGGCCCAGTCGAGACACTCGTCGACCAGAGCATTGTACTTCGATGCGAGCCGTTTCTCCTCGTCGGTGATATCTCGCTCGGAGATCGAGATAGTCTCGGTTAGGCGAATATCAGGCACTATCGGTCAGGTCCTCGAGGGTCACCTGAATCGGCTCCATCGTTATCGCCATCGGCTGTCCAGTCATGTGCGGCAGGTACTTGTAGATGTCGTCGATGAACGACGGCGGGATCATCAGCGACATCAGTAACGATCCGTCCGCGAGAAACTTCACGTTCTTCATATCGTTGATAAACGCCGGGAAGGCGAATATCGACGGTATGTCCTCGACGATGACACGTCTCTCGATGTCCTTGTAGCGCTCCGACACGACATGTCGTAGAGCCGCCTCTTTCGGTGTCGACGGATGCCGCTGGTACGGACCGCGCGGGACCTTATACCTGCCCACTACTCCACTCCTCCTTCCGGTGGTACGACATTACCCGCCCCCGGCACGTACGGCGTGTAAGCACCGTTATTCGGTGGGTTGATCCAGCCGGCCCGGGCTACCACATCACCCATCTGCTCCCAAGGCGGCACGAACTCCTCGATGCGCTCCCGGTCAACCGTGTCGTCAAACCCGAGCTGCGGTACCGGTTGGGTGTCCGCTACAGTCCTCCAGCCGTTAACAAGCTCAGCTACCGCCTTAATGATCTCCGACGTATCCGGTGGCTGAATAACTACCGGCGGTTTGCCCGCGAGATCCAACAATCTGTCCACGAGAGTCGCATTCACACGTCGCAATGACTCGATTTCGGCCGTCAACCCGGCTATCCGCGCCTGTTTATTCCCCACAAACCGTCAACATAGCAGGCGGATACAAAAAGTCAACGATATCTTTATTTCTCGTTTCGGTGGCGGTTCCAGCCACCTTACGCTCCGGCCCCGGAGGGGCCGGAGGGGGCTAGACGGGACGGACGGCCGTGACAACTGTGTCACAGAAGTGTGACAGCTGTCAGCCATCTGTTTGACAGATGGCTGACTGGGGGGTGACGGCTGTATGAGTGGTCGTCTGACTTGTGTCGGACGCGTGATATGACACGTTGTCAGACTGTTGTCAGACGCGTGATATGACACCATGTCAGACTTGCGTGATACAGGGTAAATGGCGCCGCGGCGTCGCCGTCACACACGTGTCACGTCGGCCGCAGGGGGGGGAGTCTCAGTCGCGGGTTGACCGCGGGGGGCGCGGTGTGAGACCCTTGCCACGTGACCAGCCAGCGCGACCAGATGTCAGAACCGCAGGGGTACCCCCCTGCGGTGGGTCGCGGCCGCGGCTGGCACCACCCCCCCGCGAAGGGGGGTGACACCCAACCATGAAAGGCAAAGCAATGACAAGCAGCAACCAGCAGTCGCGGCAGCAGCCGCGGCAGCAGAGCGCCCCTGAGACCACCACCGCGGTTACCCCCGCGGAGGAGGCCCCTGAGGCCTCTGTGAGCGCCCCTGAGGCCACTCAGGCCCCTGAGGCCACTGAGACCAGCCAGCCCACCCCTGAGGCCCCTGAGGCCCCCGCGGAGGCCCCTGAGACCCCCGCGGACCTTGAGGCCCAGATGGTGGCCGCGATGGTCGCGCAGGCCAAGGCTCAGCTGTCCAGCATCAGCCGCGACGTCGCGGCGCTGGACAAGGGCGCCGCGGAAGTTGAGACCGCGGTGAAGCGCTACCAGGAGGCCAAGTCAGACCGCGCGGTGAACGCGGTCGCGACCCCCCTGACTCAACTGGTCAAGTACGCCAACATCACCGCGGCAAGGTCCGCGGGGGTCGCGGTGACAGACCCCCAGCACATTGCCATAGGCAATGACTGGGACCATGTCCTGGGCAAGCTTGAGGATGGGGACGCGGACATGCTCGCGTCACTGGTCGCGGCCGCGCATCACCTGGCAGGCAAGCTGTCCACCACCCTAGAGACCCTGCCAGTCGCGGACTACGTGCTGGCCGCGACCAGGCTGCAGTCTCTGGCAGACCAGCCCTATTCCTCAGTGCCCGCGGTACTGGTCAACGCGGCCGCGGTCGCGGTGTCCAAATGGGGCGTCGCGTATACCAGCTACAGGCAAGCGTCTGGCATGGGCACTGGTGCCATAGGGGGCAAGCGTCCCCCTGTACCCCCCGCGGGGGGTTCTGGCACCGGCCAGGGGCCAGAGAATGGCGTGTGGGCCCGCGGTCATGGGGGCCTGTACTTCCGCGCTACGTGCCTGGTCTGCGGTGCCATCAAGCGTGCTGGCAGCAACCCTGGCAGTTTCTCCCACACGCTGCGCGAGCACATGGCCTCCCACAATGGGGGAGTAACCCCAGTCGCGGGGGGCGCTGGGTTCGCGGATCTGCAGCTAGCTGAGGCCAGGCAAGGCCTGAAGACCATCTGGCTGGACAAGGCCGCGGACCAGGCTGAGGCTGAGACCGCGCCCGCGTGGCAAGACACCGCGGCATGGAGGCTGGAACGCGTGAGCGTTGCCACTGATGACCAGTCAACCCTGGTTGACGCGGTCATCGCGGCCAGCTACCAGGCCAGCCAGGGGGTCGCGGCCTAAGCGTCCCCCGCGGTGCCAGCCAGGTTAACCGCAGCCGCAGCCCCCCCCGGGAGACCGGGGGGGGCTGCGGCGCGGGCGCGGCCATATGCGCCGGCTGATTTTCAGAGTCGAACGGTTCGGAGGTTCTTCGGAGGTTCTGGAGCGTTCGCCCCTGGCATCCAGCCAGGAACGGAAAACATGAAAGGGGACGGCAGCATGGCTGACGTCAGCGGTAAGAACTGGGAGGCCGTGATCGCGGCCGTTAAGGCTCGCAAGGGCCAGAAAGGGAAAGGGAAATAGGGTGTACGTCCGACCGAACTTCAAGACGAAGAAAGCGCTACGCGAGGCTGTTAAGGCCGGCGAGCGTGTGACCGTGTTCGAGCCTGGGGAGTTCCCTGCGGTGGTGAACGGCTGTGGGTCCGTGGAGGGCCCTCACTATCCGGCCCCGCATACCTGGTATGCGCGGGTTGAGATCCGCGACGGTGCGGTTGTGAAGGTCATCAACTGATGGCAGACGACAAGAAGTACCAAATAGAGTATGGGCCGGAGGACCTGGTCTTTGATGACGGTGTCGTCCGGTTCACCATCATGCAGGACACCCAGGCCAGCGACGACGCCGGCGAGATCATGTGGCAGTTCGGCGTGGAGCACATGATGACCGGCGAGAGAAGGTACTGGCTGGCCGACGCCGAAGAGTTGGAGATAGTCCACAACTTCATCGGCGAGCAGCTGGCCGGCCCCGGGGACGAAGGCTGAACCAACCATTCACCGCCGCGGAGATCGCGGCGGTGATTAGCTGGCTCATGTCGGGCGAGGAGAGAGTGAACATTGAAAGGAACGGTAATGGTTGAGACCGCGAAGGTCGAAGGGCTGCAGCGGGCGTTAAGCCATCTGCACTCGCAGTTGCAGCACAAGTACGACCGGATTTTCGCTGAGACCGGCCGCATACAGGAGCAGGTGCAGGAGCTAAGGCACGGTCTGCCCCGAATATACCAGGAGATCCAGGCGCTGATCGTACACTGCGAGGACATGTGTCGCGAGGTGGCGAGGGATAACGCCAACAGCGAGATCAACGTCGAGGAGTTGAACGCGATCATCGGCGAGCTCGAGGCGCAGGCAACGGACGCCCAGGACCAGCTGACCGCCGTTCGTGACAGCATCGACAACCTGACGAACCTGGTGCCGTCGCGGTGAGCGCCGACGGGGTCGCCTGGCTGTTGAGGGACGAAGACTGACCGACAGCGAGTAAACACATGGAAGATCACATGCTGATACTGGACTTCAGTGCCGAAGAAGCAGTGGCCTTCGCCAACCTGATGATGTTCGGGCTGGCGGTCGCCGCCAAGAACTACGACGGTGAAGAGTCATCGCTGGTGCTTTTCAAAAGCGTGTACGAAAAGGTGCTAGCCGCTACGGAAGGGATGTGGGAATGACCGATGAACTGAGATGACTCCGCCCTTCAGGCGGAGCGGCCGGGGGATGGCCCCGGCCGCTCCTGCGCGGCTGTGCGCCTTCCAGTTCACAGTCGAACGGGTCAGAAGTGCAACCAATGAAAGGACAAGCGATGCGAGAGTACCATTGGGCGTCGTTCTACGGTGTGATAGCTGACGCCGACGACGCCGACGTCGACACGATCATGACTGTGGTAAGCGCGGACGGTGTACGCAAGGAAGTTATTGTGGTCGCCGTCCAGTACTTCACCGCCCAGAGGAGCGGTAAGGCGAAGGTCAGGTGTCTCGTCGAGGAGATCAAATGACCGCAGACGAGATCCCATATGGGGCCGAGTGGATGAACGGGAAGCCGTGGAATCTGGTCATCTCGACGAGTATCTCGGTGTTCCTTGACGTGATGGACGGGACACCGACTGTCATTCACACCGCAAGCTCGGTAGCCGAGGCGATCGAGTGGGCGGCATCGTTCATGAGTGACCTCGGGCTGGACTTGTACTCCGACACCGAGATGCACGAGCGGCTAGGCCACAAGTTCATCGTCATGTACCCACTACCGAAAGGAGTAATGTAATGCACGGCTACAAGTTAGGAGACGAAAAAATGAACAGAATCGAGCGAGAAGTACGGGACCGCGCCGAGTTCATGCGGAAGTACGCCGAGTATTGGGAGCAGGGCGAGCCGGCACAGTCCGGCGGGTTCTGCGCGATGTTCAATAACAGCGACGGCAGGGTCGAGCAGGTGCTTTCGGTACAGGCTGTCGCCGCCGTCGAGCGGTGGCTGCCCGGCTATGTGCGCGAGTTCTTCCCGGATTGGGCCGGCGACGACACTTACCAGCTCACCGGATTCAACGACGATATCGCTGGGACCGCTGAGGAGGTCGCCACGATGTTCGAGAAGTTCGCAGCCCAGCTCGACTAGCTAGACTGACCATTGACGGCCCGGGGTGGCGGGCCGTCATTAACTGGCCTAGTAATGGCGAGCGGTAACGAAAGGAGGTGAAACGGATGCTGAACCATCATGTCCACGACTGGAAGGCCGTTGATGCTGCTGTCGTAGATGGCAACGTCATCGTCTGGGAGAGATGCGACTGTGGCGTGCGACGCTCACAGCGATACGACTCGACCGGTCAGGAGATGTGCCGATCTTATCGGTACAACGCTCTGAAA